GTCTCAATTATGCCGTATTCCTCGGCCGTAATCAGCCCTTTTGACCGCATTAGCCGAGCCTGCGCCATTGCCGACTTATAGCCCATAAGCGCCTGAAAGGTGTTACTGTCCATCATGCACACTCCTTTCGCGGTAGCAAGCCTGGGAACAGTATTTTCGATTGGCTCCGCTGTAGTCAGCAAAGACTTTTCCGCAGGTGGGACAAGTGTGCGGTATTATTTTAGTGCTGACACGGTCTCTGCGGTGCTTATTCCACCAGGTCTGTTTGCAGTGGTCGGAGCAGAAGAGCCGAGGTCTTGTTCCTGGGGTATTGACCAGTTCACCACCGCAGTTCTTACAGACAGGCTTGCTCGGAGTGCGGTCGCCCATCAAACCGATCTTTCGGCAATAGGTCTTTATGGTACTTTGTGGGATGCCCAGGGCATCAGATATGGCTGCATAGGTGGCGTTCTGCTGGCGCATCGCCACAATCTGCTTTTTCTGTAAATCCGTCATAGCGGGTCCTCCTTCTGAGGAGGTCTCTCCTCAGTGCCAAATGGAAACGAGCACCCCGTTTTGGCGGATTTCCAATGAAGTTTTTTCTCGATGTTGGCGATAAGCCGTTGCAATTGTGGAACAATTCCCAGTAATGTGAGGTCACCAATTGATTTGTCCTGGACCTCGACAAACAATAATAGAAGTAATCCTGCCACATTAGATGCAAGAAATAGGTAATAATATGGTGTGCTTCTCAAACATAACGTCAGAGGCAATTTGTTTATAGGTAGATTTATTCACATATCTGCGATATAATTAAAAATGGAGGTATGATTATGAACACGTACTTAGCATATAAAAACAAAAAATTCGATCTGACCGCTTTCGGCCTTGAGCGCTGCGGCAGCGATTATACATATTTCTGTACGCCGGTTGGAGCGGATGTTTTCGCATCTCCGGGGGTGGATGGCATCCACTATTGCATGATCGAGGGCTTCGGTGAGATGGTGTTTGCCATCAGTCCTATGAATTGCCCAGGTGAGTATGTGCATCCGGTAGCCAGAAGCTTTGATGACTTCCTGCGTTTGCTGATGGTGTGCGACGGTGATGCCGCCATCGAACAGTGCTGGCAGTGGTCGCAGGATCAGTTTGACGAATTTCTGGGTGAACTGGTGGTTTCTTCCCAAACGAAGCAGGCCGCAGAGCACTTGGTGGAACTGACTGGGCTGGAGCCCGCAGAGCTGCCTTATAAATACATTCGTGACTTGCAGAAGTCCTTTAACTACAAGAGTATCCCATTCAGCGAGGAATACTACGAGATGGTCCCTCCTGAAGATACGGCAGAGACGGAAGAAATTCTATGTGAGCAGTCTGCGACCCCTTGGGCGGTCTACTATGACGATAATTTCTGGGCAAAGCAACATGAAGGAACACCGTGCGAAGAAATCTCTCTGGAAAAGCATTTTCCCTGGGCAGGCAGAGAATGGTATATTCCCTCTGTGTATACCTGCGAACAGGGCATGGTGACAGATATCCTTTTCCGAGTGGATGAGGCGGAAGTGTGTGCTTTCATGGATAAATGGGGCGTCACGCCAGAGAATGAATTTCAGTTCACTTCCATGCAGCGCAGACAGATGGAACTGGAAAACCCACTTAGTTTTCACTTTCGTTCAGACCTGAATATCAACGGGGTGCGCATACAACCCAGTCGAGGATGCGGCACAGTATATGTGCCATCCCGGGATGAGTATGACAGAGAAGAATGGATGCCGATTCTCGATTACTACAACCTGGACAGAGCGTCCTGCTGGGTGATCCAGCGCTCCTGCTACCCTTGGAAAGACGGGCAGATCACGGATATCGCAACTATGGAAGTGACCATGACCCATCAGCCGATGTTTGTACCCGGGGAAACCTTTGAAACGAAAGAGGCTGGTGAATCCCACACATTCCATAATCCGGTTACAGGCGTCACGCATACGCTCACGGTCCACGAATATGAGAAACAAGAACTGGACTGCGATTTTCCGGGACTGAAAGATCGTGAGTATCCGAAGCGCCACATTGCAATGACCTTTTCGTTGGAGCCGGAACTGTCTCAAAAAGAGTTTGCAATTACCGACTCTCAGCAAAGTGATGAGCCCCGTGTAATACCGAATCGGTCTGCTGGCCACAAGTCATCAGAAGCAGAGGCCATCGGCATTATCGGCGGAGCAGATGGCCCGACAGCAATTATTGTTGGTAGACCAAAGAGTGATGGACAGCTTCATGCGGCAGTGTCCCGCTTGTGCTTTGAAGCATTTGAGGCTGTAAGATGGCAACTCTCTTTCAAAGAGAAGCAGATTAAGGGAAAAACTGTTGAGTTGATGTAACCAGAATCATAGGGAAACTGTTCCATACCATTTCAGCATTCACCTATAACAAAAAAACTCCTCACCACCCGTAAAAAGGTAGTGAGGAGTTCGTATTTTGTGCGGTATTTACTTGTTGGGGATCTTCAGTTTCCAACCGCTGTAGATGACGTTGGACTTCAGATTGTTGAGTTCCTTGATTTCTGGGTAACGAGCGCCGTTGCCGAGGTATGCCTTAGCAATATCCCAGAGGGTATCGCCCTTGACCACGGTATGGACGCGGTATTCCACCACAGGCTCGTCCGCAGGATAGATGGCAACACCATCATTGCTGAACACATAAGTGCCGGGGTTCTTATCCGCAGCCTTCTTTGCGTTGGCAAGGATACGGTACGCACCGACCTGGGACTTGCTATCCTTCCAAGTCTTACGAACACGGTAGTAGCCCGTGGTCAGCTTTTCGGGATAGGTCGCCTCAGTATCGGTGGAGTCCTCTTCTGCGGTCTCATCAGCCAGAAGTTCCTTTACGGCAGCACGGAAGGTATCCATGCTCTTGCCATGCTTGGGAAACCAGTGCATAACGTCACCGTGGTTAGATGCGATGCCCTGTTTGTAACCTTCGGAGTGGCAGATGATATTCTTCTCCGTCAGACCGTACATCTTGCAGAGGTAGGCGCAAAGTTCAACGGCCTCCTGATACACCTTGCCGAAGTAGGTTGCATCAGTGAGGCCGTCCTCACAGATTTCAAAGCCGATATGGGTGTTGTTTGCAGAGCCACCTGCGTGCCAGCCACGGTGATCCCAAGGCAAAGTCTGATAGGTGGCAATGGTGCCGTCCTTCAGCTTGCCGATAAAGCCGTGGACACAGACCTCTCTGCCGCCAGGATGATAGGTGTTCCAATGATTGCCGTACTGATTTTCACCGAGCAGACCATCATCGGGACCCACATACCGCTTGAGGTTGGGGTTGTTGGCGCCAGTAGAGTGAACCATGATGCCCTTAACGGTGATTTTGCGACCTGCCTTATAGCAGGCATTTTCGGTCAGAAGCAACTTATGCAGATTCATTGTCAGTTTCCTCCTTCTTGGTCGTAGTGCCAGCGGAGAGCTGCTTGACCACCTGGTTGGTGCCGGTGGCAGACAGACCGCTTGCAGCGCCGAGGACGATGGCAACAAGGATGTTCTCCGTACCCATAGTGCCGGGAACGAAGTAGAATGCGACCACACCGCAGATGCCGCCCAGGACGCAGGCGATCAGCGGAATGAAACGCTTGAACTTCTCGTCACCGCCCATAGCGGTTTTGGCGATGTCGATGATGGTGTACACGATGGCAGCCAGTGCGGGGATTACGGTAATGTCAGTCATAATGAGTTCCTCCTTCTTATTTGTGGGCTTGTTTGTTGAGATGGGTTTCAATGCGTTCAATGGCTGCGGTAACGGGGCCGTTGCAGCCCTGTTCATGCAGACCCTGGAGACAAGCAAGAATACCCTGGGTTAAAATGGTCTGCTCTTCCTTAATGGCCTTGATGTCCTTGTCCTGCTTTTCCTGCTTCAAGAACCATTTGTACACGGCAAAGATGGCGCCGGAGATGACGCCGAGAGCAGTAATCGTTGCCGCAATTGCGGAAATGTCCATAGCCGCTTCCTCCTGAAAAACATAAAAATTTATGAAAAAAGGCACCCTTGCGGATGCCTCAATTCCTTATGTGAGCCATGCTGGTTTTCCCGGCACGACCTTTGTTTCGGTCACATTCAGCCATGCTTTGTACCACTCGCGCAGCTCCAAAAGCTGTGTGAGAGATACACCTTCATACCAAAGCTGACCTCGGTTGATAACAGAAAAGCACTCCGTCTCCCGGCGGGAGCGGAGATCCGCAAGAACCGTCTCATTCTGGAGTGCCGTATCCTGTTCGGTGTCAAAGGCGGCATTTCCGTCAGATACTTTGTAGGCGGAAAAATGCTCCTCAAAATGTACGATGTCCGCTGGGTCCGGCAGTTCAATGCCGTCCACCAGGTCACCGATAAGGGCATAACTTTGGATGAAGCCCTTGTCATCCAGTAATACTTTCATGATGCAACCTCCTTAATTCACACCAAACACCCTCAAAATCTGCCCAGAGCCGCTGCGTCCCTTGTAAGCCAAAGTGACCGTGCTACTGGAATAAGACAGGTTGAAGGTGTAATAGTTGGTTTCATCGGCCAACTGGTATGTGGTGGCGGTTGTGGTTAACTGCCCCTTGGGGATGAATAGGCTGACACGGGCAGAGGTTGAGTTCGGCTGACCTATAATCACATAAGCCTTATAGCTTCCGTAATTAAAGGTCGTACTGCCTGTGGTCAGCGTTCCGCTGTACAGCGAGGTGCAAGTGATACCCAGGTTCGTTCTTGCCGATGCTGCTGTTGTGGCCCCTGTGCCGCCGTAGGCAACAGCCAGAGCAGTTCCAAGCGTAATCTCATCAAAGTCCTGACGGTCGTATGCCAGCTTTACGGCATAGGCATTTGCCGCCAGAACCGTACTGGTGGATGCCACGCTGGAACTCAGCTTTGTCAGACCATAGTAGGTTGTTGTAGCTGTGGATTTACTGACCATCTCCCAGTTGGTGCCGTTATATACAAAAAGCACGACCTCACCAGCCCTCCAATGATATGTGTTGGGAGCGGTTGTGCCGTACTGTTTGATAGCAATGGCCCCGGTACTGTTGACATTCAGTGTTGGCGAAGCACCAGTATTGGTGTAGGTGAATTTTACCGCCACGGTAGCACCCGTCTCCAAAACAAAGCCGGAACAGGAGACCACCTTTGCGACGGTTGCCGCTGCTGTAGAGCAGGTGCCGTAATAGAACGGAGGTTGACCAAAATCGTAGTCGATGTAGTCCGGGGTCAGCGTACCCTCGATGCGAACATCACCCTCAAAGTGACCGTCGCCCACCACATGGAGCGCGGAGTCCGGGGTTGGGGTGTTGATGCCCACCATCTTTTTTCGCAGCGCCACCAGGGGCGTACCCTGGGGAACGGTGAAATACAGACTGGTAGCCGACAGCGTATTAAGCTGATCTCGGATATAAACATGGAAGTCATAGGACGAGTTGGCGTCCAGGCTGCACAGCTCCAAATTCTCATAGGAGAAGGATGTCCCGCTTTGGGTCACATCTGCAAGGATGCTCGTGTATGCGCCGTAGCTGGTGGCACTGGTCAGCTTGTAACGGTACTGCACATACAGAAGGCTATTCTTCTGCGTTCCGTCTACCGTGATGGGAGAAATACTGCCGTTGAAAATGAGCTGCATTTCAGCTTCGATATCGTTTGTGCGTCGGAGC